ATAATAGGGTTGACGGTTAAGAAACCGCTGTTTTCCTAAGTTAATTTCTTTTTTAGTGATGAGTTTCATAGCGGGGAAAGGTTAGCGTTTTTCGGCGGATTAGTCAATCAAAAATGCGCCAGAAAACATCCCCTCACGGGATTTCTTTTCGGCTTGTTGAATGATTCCTTTTTTAAGTTCCTTGCCCTCTTTTGTCTTAGGGGAGAAAGAAAGGGCGGATTTGATTTCTTTGAGGGTTTGATCGTCACCAGAAATGGATATCCCATTCATGTTTTTCATTAGCTTGGCTGCTTTAAGAAAGAAATGGATTTCAGACGGCGAATCCTTCTGGAGTTTTTCTAGTTTTTGCTGCCGTGTCATGGTGGGTGATTAGTCAAGATGAAAGTTACGTTTAAAGACGGCTTCGTCAACTTGGCGCGAAAGCCAAGAGCGTTGGTGGAAAATGCGCGAACCATAAACGGGTTGCTTGTTGCGGCGGAATAGTGCTAGTATTTTTTGTTTCATGTTTTCTTTTGTTTTAGAGAATTTCGGTGATCGTCCAACCACGTTTCGATAGTATCGCAATTAGATTAGCCGTCAAGGTTTTTGTTCCCGCGATGTCGCAAAAGAGTTGAGAGTCTATGCAAGCGGGGTAGAGTGTGCGGTTGCCGTAAATGTTTTTGGCGCGAACTTTGATTTCTTTCATGGCGAGAAGAGAATGACAGATTTGATTATTCGCCGCAAGGTTTTTCTTCATTTATTTTTCCGAAGATTTTTCTTGACAAGCCGTAAGTCATTGAACATCAATTACTTACACCGAGAGGACCCCTACGGGGTCCCAACGCCGTAAGTCGTTAGAACTTAATCACTTATGAAAATGGTTCTGCCGTTCATCAATGCAGAGTCCCCTTGTTTCAGATGATTTCTCGCGTTTGAGGTGCGGGATTATCAAGGGCTGGTTTGATTTTTTATGATAGCTCAAGCGTTAGACTTTAAAGTCTCCCCAGCGTTTTCTGTAAAGAATCGTAAAGACCATAGATGAGCTTGTCAGCTCTCCCCTTAACATCTTTCAAGAGATAGGAAAATCGCGGATGAAATTTTTGTATGCTTTTTTCTGCAACTTCGATTTGTTCTGGCAAATCCATTTGCCCAATTAGGCAAAACAAAAGAGCCGCTTCATCAAAAGTCATTTCGATGTTGACAGTTTTCTTTTCTTGGAGGGTTGTGACGGCAACTGTTCAGTAGTAATTTTTGATTTCATAGCAGGGAAAGAATAGTGTTTAAAAAGCGGCGGGTCAAGAGTTTTCTTCAAGAAAAGTGATGAAACTTTCGGCGAGATCACTAATCAGAGAATCAGCTTCAAGATATGGGTCGTCGTGTGACGATGTGACTGCATAGATCGCGCCCCAAAGTATCACACTTTTTTGATTCGGCGATTCTTCGTCCACAAGAGCAAGAGCAAGAGTTTCCGCATCCCATTCTTGAGGCCATGCAGAAAGAAAATGACTTGCGGCGCGAAGATAGGCGGCGGCGTGAATTGGGTTGCGCGTGTCGATTCCTTGGGAGAAATCAGATTTGATTTTAATCAGTGCTGGCGGTTGCGATAGTTTGTTCATGACAAGGAGAAATTAGCAGATTCGAGCGATACGGCAAGAACTATTTGCCATCAAGTCGCGATTTATTTTTCTTCAAATATCGCGATTTATTTATTGACAAATAGAGCTTGGGATGCTTGGCTTCGTAAGTCATTGATTATCAGTCACTTACGCCGAGAGGACCCCGTAGGGGTCCCACCGATGTAAGTCGTTGGTTATCAGTCACTTACGGCATTGCGCCTTAGCGTCTTTTTTCTTCTTGTCAACAAAAAAAGTTGTCGGCGGCGGCATTTTATGCCTAACCAGATTTCTCATGACAAGAGAGTTTTTGTCAAGTGTTTTTTGTGCTTTACTTTTTTTCATGGCGGGTAGATTTAAACATTAAAAAGGGTTGGCGCGTTCCCCACCACAAGGAACGCGCCGTGCCATGTCCACCTTTAGAAAGTTTCGTGGATTGCTCCGCATTTGAACTCAACAACCTTTTCAGGCATGAAACTCACCCAGGTTTCGCGGTTGCGGTTGACGGCGTTCTTGTAGCCTTTCGCTTTCAGCGCGTCCGTAGCGGGTGAACCCGTGCCTTTTACTAGGCGATTGTAACGGTCTTTTCCGTTAATCGTGCGGATCGTGCCATCCTTTTTGATGAATGTAAGGGTGAAAAACTTACCCTTTGTTTTTTCGATGAGTGCGTCAATTTTTTTGGCGGTTTGTTCGTGGATATGCATTTGTTTGTTTTGTTTGTTTTTTTCGATGAGAAGGAAAGTCGCCAAGACGACGACGTAGGGCGCGACACAGGCGGCGATTAGAAGTTGGTCTGTCATGCGCAAAGTTTAACCTGCGAACCGATTTTCTGCAAGAACTTTCTGCATCTAAGCCGCGATTTATTTTTCGCCAAATAGCGATTTTTTTGTTGACAAAGCGCGACTACTATGAATCTAGTAGATGCGTAAGTCGTTGGTTTTCAACCACTTACGCCGAGAGGACCCCTACGGGGTCCCAACGATGTAAGTCGTTGGTTTCCAGTGAGTTGCGTCAGTCCCAGATGTCGAAGATGACTTTGCCGTTACGTTCCAGTGTGCGCCGCTCCATGATCGGGCAACCATCAACGCCCGTGAAGCGTGAGGAAACCTCGCCCCGAAACAAGGTGGCTTTTTTCGGGCTGTTGGAGAAGCACACGCGGGTGTATGTGCCGCTATCCCAATTACCCCCAAGGGAAGGCGGGCATTGCTGATATTCGGTGACGGTGTATTTGAACATGGCGTTATTGTATCGTTTTAGGTTAAAAAGGCAAGGCTTTTTAAGCGTTAATTTTCGGCTCGATCCATTCGTCGCCCCACATAACGTATTGGCAAAGTTCATCAGCGATGCGCTGCGCTTGTTCGCGGGTCATGTTTTTGATTGAAACGGTTTCTTTCCGCTTCTCTTCATCGAGCTTACGCTGACGATAGATTGCTTGCACTTTAAAGAGTGCCATTACAGCATCAGGATTGACGGACATTTCTTCGGCGATTGGGTCGGTGTTGTTCATAACGGGGTTAAGTTACCATTTCGTGCTAACATCGCAAGAACTTTCTGCATTTAAGTCGCGATTTATTTTTCGCCAAATAACGATTTTGTTGTTGACACATAGCATCCGAGATGCTTGGCTTCGTAAGTCGTTGGTTTTCAACGACTTACGCCGAGAGGACCCCTACGGGGTCCCAACGCTGTAAGTCGCTCAGTATCAGCGACTTACAGAGAGGGAAAGCGACTTAGAAGTCGCCACAGCAACCTTCCATCCCATACTCCGACTGGTCTTCCCAGTAGGAGTCTAGATAGCGGTCTTCCGCGTCCTGGCGGTAGAACTCCTCCCGCCCGTGCATATCCTCCCAGTATTGCTCCTCCTCGCGAGCGCGGAGTTCATCCGACTCCTCGTCGGGCGAGAAGTCGGCGGGTTGTGGGTCGGGCGTGTGGGCGGCGATGTTGTCGGCGATGGCGTTCATGGTTTCGGTGTATTCGGTGATTTCGGCGGCGGTGGCGTTCGGAGGCATGTGCAAAGGATAGCAAAACCAGCAGCCAACGCAAGCGTTTTTGACGTTTATTTTCGATTATTTTTTCGAAGATTTTTCTTGACAAGTCGTAAGTCATTGAACGTCAACCACTTACGCCGAGAGGACCCCTACGGGGTCCCAACGCTGTAAGTCGTTGAGAGTTAGTGAGTTACGCGGGAAAACGCTGAAAGAAAGCGATATTGGCGGGGGTCGGCGGGATGCGATAGCTGCCGCCCGCTTGCGGGTTGGCGATCAAAGGCTTGAAGGCGGGAAGAGGCTTGGCGGCGAACTTGGCAGAAGAGATGCGGGCTTGTGCGAGAATTTCACGGACTTCATTCATGGCGGTGGTGGTGTTGGTCATGTGTTTAAGATAGTAGATTTTGAGAGAACCGCAAGCTTTATTTTACAGAATTTCCCAAGTTGTTGTTTTGTATTCGCGGACAACGCAGAACTGGCGGCGCGTAACCCAATCGGCGGGGACAATGTGCGTATTGGTTTTAACGCCGCCCGTTTCGATTGCGTCAATAATGTGGCAGCGATAACCGTCTAACACTGCAAAGCCTCCATCGCAAGGCTCAAGACCTACCTTGTCACCCGCTTTGTATTCGCGCACTTGATCGTAGTGAAGATAAACAACAAAGTCTTTTGCGGCGTAGTAGTTAAAGAACGTCTTGCCTTGCGTTGTCTTGTTTTCAGTGTTGATCTCTTTCAAGATTGGCTTGGTAGTGAATCGCGGCGCGGTGGTTGTGTGATGTGTCGTCATGTGTTTAAGATAGCGTTTTTGAACGCCGATGCAAGAATTCTTTTTGATTATTTTTTCAAAGATTTTTCTTGACAAGTTGTAAGTCATTGAACGTCAACCACTTACGCCGAGAGGACCCCGAAGGGGTCCCAACGCTGTAAGTCGCTCAGTATCAGCGACTTACAGAGGGGGAAGCGGGCTTAGCGGCGGCAGTTGCGGATTGAGCCGTTGAGATGGTGGAGGTAGGCAAGCCCACCGATGGACGATAGCAGGACTACCAGACCGAGGGCGCGTTCCACTTCGTTACCCGTCGCAATGGCAAGGACTGCCAGTATCGGGGCGAGGTGAAGGATGGCAGAGCCTACGATGAGCAGGGCAAGCATAGTGAAGGCAACGATTTTATCTTTCATATTGTGTGTGTGTGTGTGTGTGTGTGGAGAGTGTAGTGAATGGGGGGAGGTTGTCAACAATTTAGTTGAGAAAGTTGAGAGTAGTTATGGGAACTTGATCTTCGCGCCCATCCTCGAATTGGATAAAGGCAAGAGTGCCGTATTCGGTATGCTCGATTTCAAGCACGATGACAGATTGTCCGCAGTAGTTTGCGAACTCAGGGGCGAGGGCGAGCATCGGTGCAAAGGCGTGCTCGGCGGTGGAAATGGTGTTGGTCATGTGCAAAGGATAACCGAAAAGAGATTGCGCCGCAAGAACTTTCTGCATCCAAGTCGCGATTTATTTTTCGCCAAATAACGATTTATTTATTGACAAATAGAGCTTGGGATGCTCAGGGCGTTTGGCTTCGTAAGTCATTGATCGTCAGTCACTTACACCGAGAGGACCCCTACGGGGTCCCAACGCCGTAAGTCGTTGGTTTTCAACGAGTTACGTTGATATATATCATATATATATCAAACTTATCATATATATATCATATATATCATATATATATATCATATATATATCTAGCGGACTATGACATATATACTAAGCATAGAAAGGATGGGTTGACTGTCAACCCATCCTAACTATCAGCTTTTTAGTATTTCCAGTTTTCGATATCGGCGGCGGCTTGCTCCACAAGAACCTTGGCATCCGAAACAGTAAACTCTTCCGAAGCTTCTCCTTCATTTTCGAAGGTTTCTTCATATTCTGCGATTTTCTGTTCGGTTTCCTGATGGAGTTGCGCAAGTTTTTCCGCGCTTGCTATGAAAGACGCGATTGCCTCTTGCAAGTAGCGAGATTCTTCCTCAATTCCCCTCATTACTTCCCGATATGCTGGCGGACATCCGACACTTTTCAGGTAGAAAGCGGATTCCTTTCGAAGTCCGACAAGATCGTTCAAGCGAACTTCTGCCAAAGTTTCGGAAGTCTGCCAAAACGTTTTGGCGGTGAAGTATGGACGGGTGGCGGTGGTGGTGGTGGTGGTGCTCATGGCAAGGACAAGGTAACACGGAAAGCCGACTAGTGGCAAGCTTTTTCTTGTCTTTTTACGGAAGTTTTTAGGTGTGCGGGTGAACAGCGGTATTTGAGCGTATGACATATCTATTGGCATATATGCCATGCCCAGTTAGACATATATGGCATATCTATATCTATGTGCATGGTATATATATGATATATATCATATGTATGTGGTATATATGTCAACGTAAGTCATTGAACGTCAACGACTTACGCCGAGAGGACCCCTACGGGGTCCCAACGCTGTAAGTCGTTGGTTTTCAACGAGTTACAGAAGGGCGGCTTGCGCCGAGGTTGTCAAGGTTTTTTTTCGTTTTTTTTTCAGTCAAGAGGCGTGTTCGGATACGCTTGGTAAAAACTTTCCTTTGCTTGCGTTTCCGCTTGCATTTTGTCAAGAAGTTCTTTCGCGGAAATTTCCACAACGCCTTCCAAAGAAGCAAGGAAACTTTTGTTGCTTCCGTTTTCGTTAGTGGCGAAAGCGTGGAGCTTTGGCAAAGGTGCGATTCCCGTGCCGAGATAGATTCCTTTGTTGGTGGCGGTGTTTGCTGTCATGTGGTTATTGTAGTATTTTTTTGATAGGGTTGCAACAACTTTCTGCATTAAAAAATGATTTATTTTTCATCTATTTTTTCAACCGAAATGATTTCATATTCGCAACCTTCAGCCATCGAAGGATATTGTTTGCGGATCATTGCGGCAACGTCTTCGATTGCATAGCGAATGCCGTGCGAATGAGTGATAATCGAATCTTTGCATTGAGCTTTGGGGTAGCGGACGACGACTTGGTATTGGTTCTTCATGCCCAAAGTATAATCTAGGGGCGGGCGATGCGCAACAACTTTCTGCATTAAAAAACGATTTATTTTTCGACGATTTGTGAAGATTTTTGTTGACAGGCCCCCCATTTCTGAAAAAAAGCTCGATCAGCTCAGCGCCAAAGCGGGGGGGGGACACTAATCTCAATCTCCCCCCACCAAACCAACAACACCTTTCCACGCCACACGCAGCGCACTGCCGCGCTCCGCACCAGCACACCCCCCCTTTTCTCGAAAAGATTTGCACCGCCCGCAAAACAACTCAAAAAGAACCCAAAAAAAATCCCCGAACCCTTTTCCAAAAAACCAACAACAAACGAGTGTAATAGAATACGATGCCAGCGATACGCTATGAAAATATACCAGTCTCTATGCCGCGAAACGATGCTGCGGGTAGAAAATATCTTGCGCCCGCAAACAGTGTGTCAATCGCTCATGGCGCGAAATTAAATCCTTATAGAACTTTTGCGGCAAACTCTGTGCCTGAAATGCGAGTTGCTGGCAGCACCGACACTAAAATAACCATAGCGTTTCCAATGTGCAACAAGTTCGCCAGTGACAACGCTTCTCTTGATTCATACAATTTCGGATCAGGCGTTTTCGCGAATCTTACAGGAACAGGCAACGCAGATATCACAATCGGCGGCAGAATATTCAGTGGATGCTATCTTGATCAGTTGTCTATAGATATCGCGCCATTTCAAGCGGCCACAATGTCAACTTCGTTCACTTGCACAAATCCGCCAACAGGTTTGGCAATGATTTCGGGGCAGAGCACAGGACAAAGCGATATGAATAGTAAATTCGCATACGGTCATTTCGCAACAATTTCGGGGGCAGATAATTATTCAGATAACATTCACTCTAGCATTTCTTTTTCTCTTGATTTGAAAAGAACCTACTCCTACGCCATCTCCAAAAGAAATCCTCACAGAATCTTTCTGGATGAAGCTTCAAAACAACTACAAATCAAATCAACAAACATAAAAACATTCGTCAATGAGTCTGGAGCCAATTCTTCTTTTTCTATTGATTTAAAAAACGAATCTGGACAGCTCATTTTGCCATCAGGAACACTGTCAACTTCTTCTCGTGGCGTAGTAAACGCGCAGAATCTGTCGATATCGCCACCAAATATTTTAATGGCAGATGTGACTATTGACGAAGTAATGATATAAACAAGTGTAATCAATACAGATGCCCAAAAAAAGATTCAACAACGCTGATTCGGTTGATATTCGTCTCACTCCATCGAGCAAAATCAAAATAAAAAAAAGAAATTTCAAACTGACCCCGAAACAAATCAAGCTTTTGGGTATAATCTTAGATCCCGAAAACAAAATCATTTTCATATCTGGAGCTGCGGGAACTTCAAAGACTTATATGGCTCTCTGCGCTGCGATTGAGATGATGTCGGAAGATTCCGAAAAAGAGCTTATCTATATTCGTAGTATCATTGAAAGCGCAGATAAAGGACTTGGCAGCTTGCCAGGAGATATCTCTGAGAAATTCGATCCGTTTTTGATGCCGCTATACGATAAGCTCGAAGAAATCGCAGCACCTCAAGATGTAGCGCATCTTAAATCAATTGGACGAATCAGCGCGATGCCCGTGAACTTTTTGCGTGGTGCGAGCTGGACTAACAAGATTATCGTCGCCGACGAATCTCAAAACTTCTCCATCAAAGAACTTATTACATTGATTACAAGAATCGGTGAAGGTTCCAAGATTATTATTTGCGGCGATAGTATGCAAAGCGATATCGGAAAATGCAGATCTGGATTTATGCCTATGATGCATACGTTCAGTGATGAAGAAAGCAAAAGCAGAGGCATTCAAACGTTCGCTTTTACTCAAGAAGATATCGTCCGCAGCGAAATCTTAAAATTCATTGTCAAAAAGCTTGAACAGGCAGATTTTCAAGTGTAATTAACTACGACAGGGCTTCGCAACGCTCGCAGCGAAATGCAGATAAACAGAGGCGATCCCCCTGTTTTTTCGTGCTTATTTTTATATTGATTTTTTACATTAAAAGTCATACTATTTAGCATGAGCATTACTTACTGTCCCGATTGTGGGAAGAAGCATGAATATAATTTTGCGAAGCCGAACTTCTGTTCGAGCTGCGGCTTATCTTTCGGAGCGTCTAAGCCGAAAACGATCAATAAAGTCTCTGCCAAAGAAGACGACTTTGACGAAGAAGATTTCGAAGGCGACGACGATTCTTTCTCGAACGCCACCAGCGTTCCTCATATCAGAAAAATCCAAGTAGATATAGAAAGAGATGAAGAATACAACACTTTTGATCTTGGCTCTATTATCGGCGGAACATCTTCCGCATCGTCTAGGACTTCACCCCCCAAAAGAAGATCAAGCTCTGTATCTATCGAAGACTTCAAACAAAACAAAAGATAAGTGGAGGAGCCTAAACAAAAAACATATGAAGAGTGTTATGACATTATTGACACTGTTGTTTCAAAATATCAGAACAAGTGGAGACTCGACGCAATCAACTGGTTTGACTTTGAAGATGTAGCTCAAGTTGTTAAAGCTCATATTTTTAAAAAATGGCACATGTGGGATCAATCGAGACCCCTAGAGCCGTGGGTTTCTAGAGTAGCTTCTCATCAAATTAAAAATATAATACGCAACAATTATACCAACTATGTCAAGCCGTGCATGTCTTGCCCGCACAATCTTGGCGACACGCTATGCAGTTTAACCAAGTCTGGCGTTCAAAATTCTTCGTGTGCGCTTTATGCCAAGTGGACTAAATCTAAGCGTCAAGGCTACGGCATCAAAATGCCACTATCAATAGAAAGCCACACACAAGAACTTCATTCGTTTGTTGATTCAAATATTGATTTTGATAAATCTATAGAAAAGTTGAACGTCATTCTCAAAGAGCGGCTTTCTGCTGAGCATTATCGAGTTTATATTATGTTATTTTTTGAAGAGTGTTCGGAAGAAGAAGTCGCCAAATACATGGGCTACAAAACTTCTGAAAAGCATCGCGCAGCTGGATACAAGCAGATTAAAAATATCAAAAAAATGCTAAAAGAAAAGGTCGAAGCTATTATCAGTCAAAATGATGTTATTTTATGAGTTTAACTAGCGAACAGCAAAGCAAAGTTCAAGAGGCATTCGTTCGGAATCCCGATTTGAATGAAATTGTCAAGAGCGTATTCGACAACCCCCAGCTTGACGGTCGTTCAAAAGAAGGACGAGAAATCAGAAGATATCTGATAGAGTCTGGCATGAAGTTTAGCACTGCTCGCCGCGAAAAAAAAGAGGACATCGTATTCTCTGAGCAGCAGAAACAGTTTATTGTAGAACAGGCCAACTCTGGCTTGTCTTCTTTGGCGATTGCTGAGTTGCTTTTTCCAAAACAAGAGATCAAGCCTCTCTCAATGGAGCAGAGAGCCGTATTCTCGCTCATGCGAGAGATCAACCCTGACTACAACCCATCTCAAGACACAGACGCTGTGCTGTCCAGCTACGTCGCTCCTAAGGCGGCGGTGCGAGTCGTGAAGAAAATCAACGATGCAACTGGTAATATTTTTGAGGAAGATAAGATTAATCGCCAGCACAGGATTTGTGTGGAGAAATTGACAATAAATCTCAATAACTCGCGGTTCGTGAAGATCATGAACAATTACACAGTGAAAGACGATAGAGAATTGTTCGAGCAGGAATTTATTCGATTAACTTGGGACAAACCCGATTTGACTCCTGACGAAATCAATCTCTACATGAACGTGTGTAAAGAAATTATTAATCTTGAGGTGATTAGTAAGCATTTGAACAAGTTGAACGATATGTTTGATATCGCCAACGATCAAGAGGAGATGAGTATTAGATTGGCGGAAATTATTAAAGCCAAAAGCTCTGAATATCATCAGTGCGAAACAAGAATCGAAAACTTGACCAAAAAACTTCAGGGAGACAGATCTTCCAGAATGCAAAGCAAGCATAAAGAAAACGCTTCTCTTTTGGCTCTAGTGCAGTTTTTCCAAGACGAAGAGGAGCGCAACAATATGGTTCATATCGCCGAAATGCAAAAGCAGCTCGTTTCAGATGAAGCGAACAGATTAGAAAGAATGGACGAGTGGAAAGCTCGTATTCTTGGCGTATCTAAATACGATGTCATTTAATTGTAAAGAATGCTCAGAATCATTTGATTCATTAAAGAGCTTGCATCATCATTTCAAAAAGCATGATTTGATGTTGGGGGATTATTATGTCAAACATTATCCGCGCTTCAACAAGCTCAGCGGAGTTCCTATACAATTTAAAACATACGAAGACTATTTCGATAGAGACTTCGCCACTTATGATCAATTGGTAGAATGGTGCGATACCGCTGATCAGGAAGAAGTTGGGAAATACATTATTTCATTGCTTAAAAAACGCATAGAAAAAAAAGAATTGGATTATGGTCCATGCTCCACCGAATTGTTCACATCAGATCTGCCGCCGATTAGAATATATAAGAGAATTTTTGGCAGTTACAAAAAAGTCTGCGAGCAGTGTGGGGTAAAGCCAATGTTTGGATCAAATCTGCCGAAAGAATTTCATAACGACTATCGAGAAGTCAAAATTTTGATTGATACTCGTGAGCAGCAGCCGTTAAAATTTAAAAACTCTGCCCCTTTAAAGTTAGATGTTGGCGATTACTCTGTCACTAAAGAAAACTTCCAATATACATACGTTGATAGAAAATCATTCGCTGACTTTTGCAGCACTTTGTCGGCGGAGTATAAAAGATTCGTCCGAGAGCTTCAAAGATGCAGACAAGCAGAATGTTTCTTGTTTATTGTGGTTGAAAGCGACCTGCATAAGATGAGAGAAATCAACAAGTATGCGCCCAAAAGATTTAATTTGGATTATATATTCCATAACATGAAAGAACTGCAAAGAGACTTCAGAGATTGTTGTCAATTTGTATTTGCAAAAAACAGAAGCAGCAGTCAAATACTTACCCCAAAACTTCTTATGCTTGGTTCGAAAATGTGGGATGTGGATGTCCAATACTTTTTGGATGCTGGAGAAATGAACTACTTTGAAATTAAATAATTATGGCTTGGGAAGAAGGACATCAGAAGTTACATAAAAAATTCGAAAATGTAAATCAAGAAATCTTAGATACGAAAGGTTTTATCGAAGAAGAGAAAGCTAAAGTGCTTTTATATAAGTTTTTGAAAGAAAATCCGTCTTTTACTTCTGAACTAATTTCTGGAGTCTCTTTGTTTCCATTCCAACACATGGCGATCAAAGCTATGATGGAAACAGATTACTTTTTGGGCATCTGGAGTCGGGGACTTTCCAAGTCGTTCACAACAGGCGTTTTCGCCGCGATGGATGCAATCTTAAATCAAGGTGTTTATATCGGCATCATATCCAAATCTTTCCGTCAGAGCCGAATGATCTTTAACAAGATCGAAGAGATATCAAAAGGCCCAAAAGCGGGGTTTCTTGCTCAGTGCATCACTAGAGTCAACAAATCAAATGACCAATGGGTAATGGAAATAGGCCGCAGCAAAATTATCGCGCTTCCGCTGGGAGATGGAGAAAAGCTGCGGGGATTTCGTTTTCAACGCATGATTATTGACGAGCTTCTATTGATGCCTGAAAAAATTATTAATGAAGTTATTCTGCCGTTCTTGGCTGTTGTGGAAAACCCAACAGAGCGTCAAAAAATTTACGATCTAGAAACACAGATGATCGAAGCTGGGAAAATGACGGAAGACGAAAGGCACAAATGGCCGCATAACAAAATTATTGGACTATCTTCCGCGTCGTATAAGTTCGAATATCTATATAAGCTCTATCAGCAATACGAAAAATTAATTTTAAGTCCATCCAAACAGGATAACGCTCATAGAGTAATTATGCATCTAAGCTATGACTGCGCACCTAAACAGTTGTATGATCAAAACCTTTTGGATCAATCTAAAGCTACCATGAGCGAAGCTCAATTCGAAAGGGAGTTCGGCTCCGTATTTACCGACGACAGCTCTGGCTACTTCAAAGTAAGTAAAATGGCGGCTTGCACAGTCCAAGATGGAGAGGGTCAGTCGGTAGAAGTGATTGGCGATAAAAAAAGCGAATACATACTTTCATTTGACCCATCGTGGTCGGAAAGCGAAGGCTCTGATGATTTCGCGATGCACGTTATCAAATTAAATCCCGAAAAACGTTTGGGAACAATAGTTCATTCTTACGCTTTGGCTGGAGCCAACTTAAAAAAGCACATCTCTTATTTCCGCTATCTTTATACGCACTTCAATATACGAATGATTGTAGGAGACTACAACGGAGGAGTTCAATTTATTAACTCTTGCAATGAAAGTGAAATTTTCAAAACCGCTGGAATTCATATACAATGTATCGACTCCAACTTTGATGATCCGCAGGATTATAACTCCGATATACGCTCCGCTAGAAACGAATACAATATCGAGTCGAAAAAGATATGCATCTTGAGAAAGCCTAGCTCCCAATGGATTCGTTCGGCGAACCAAATGCTGCAAGCTTCCTTCGATCACAAAAAAATTTGGTTCGCGGGCGCGGCGCTCGATGGCGATTATACCCGTCAAACATCAGCGAAAATACCTATTGATGAAATTACATTCTCAAAGTATAATGATGAAGGAGAGTCAGAAGCGAAACAAATCGACTTGATCGAACACTTAAAAGATACAATTGATGCGACAAAAGTGCAATGTGCTTTGATTCAACTATCGACAACATCTAACGGCGGTCAATCTTTCGACCTGCCATACAATCTCAAGAAGCAGAGAAATGCTGATAAAGCAAGAAAAGACTCTTACTCCGCTCTTGTTTTGGGCAACTGGGCAATGAACATCTATCTAGACATGATGGCTGCACCAGAAATATCCACTCAAACAACATTCACGCCAATGTTCGTAGATTAACTTTTAAAGTTAACTTTTAGACTTTTTTGTGTAATATAGGGAAATGGATAAACGGCATTATAATAAAAAATCTGATTATTGGAAAAAGTTCGAAGGATCTGCAATACCGATAATGTCGCAAGCTCACGATCAATACGAGCCAGAGTTGTGCGGTGAACCATTTTATGTCGCAGAAGCATCGCTCAGCACTTCTTTTGCTAACGATAGTTATTCTCGCGTAGACAGCCCCGCTCGTAGCGGTAGCCGCAGAAATAGAGCTGCCACCTCAAGAACTCATGATCGCTTTAGCAGCATCCGTAATGGGCTTTTGCCTTACAGCTACGCTATGGATGGAGTCAATGTTCGCGAGGCGATTGAGCTGTGCCAAAAAGCTTATGCTAATGTCGCTGTATTCAGAAACTCTATCGACATCATGTCGGAGTTTTCCAATACCGAATTGTATCTTGAAGGCGGTTCGCAAAAGAGCCGCGATTTCTTTAATCAGTGGTTTAAGAAAATCAAACTGTGGCACTTGAAAGATCAATTCTTCAGAGAGTTCTATCGAAGTGGCAATATTTTCTTTTACCGCGTGGATGGAACGATTCAAGCCAAAGACTTTACCAAGCTAATACAGCAAATCGCGGAAGAAGAGCCGTCTTCCAGCAAGGTTCCCGTTAGATATATTCTGCTTAATCCGTTTGATATCGTCGCCAAGCGCGGATCTAGCTTTGAGACTGGATCTTATGAAAAAATCCTTTCTGAATATGAGCTGGCTCGTTTGCAGAATCCTGTTTCTGAAGAAGATACAGAAACGCTCAATGGTTTGCCCGCTAACGTAAGAGAAGATATCCAAAAGGGAGCTTATTATCAAAACGGTTTAAAAATCAAGCTTGATCCAAACAAAATCATTTTCACTTTCTACAAAAAACAAGATTACGAGCCGTTTGCTATTCCTTTCGGCTATCCAGTATTGGAAGATATCAACGCGAAGCTCGAATTAAAGAAAATGGATCAGGCGATTACTCGCACTGTCGAGAATGTCATTCTATTGATTACAATGGGAGCTGAGCCAGACAAAGGAGGCATCAATCCAAACAACTTGATAGCCATGCAAAAACTCTTTAAAAACGAAAGCGTTGGTCGAGTTCTTGTTTCTGATTATACCACGAAAGCTGATTTCGTTATTCCCGATTTGAATAAAGTTCTTGGTCCTGAAAAGTATAAAGTTCTTAATGAAGACATTAAACAGGGACTTCAAAACATTATCGTCGGAGAAGAGAAGTATAGCTCCACAGAAGTTAAAGCGGAAATCTTTTTGGACAGACTCAAAGAAGCTAGAAATGCGTTCTTGAATGATTTCTTGCAGCCCGAAATCAAAAGAATTGCTAAGACACTCGGCCTCAGAAGATATCCAACTGCAAAATTTAGAGATATTGATGTGCGAGATAAAACTCAACTAATGAGAGTCACTACACGATTAATGGAGCTCGGTATCATCACTCCACAACAAGGCATGAATATGTTTCATACTGGAGAGTTCCCCAAATCAGAAGAGATTGCAGCATCTCAGCCCGAATTTGTTTCGCAAAGAAAAGATGGCTATTACAATCCAATTGTAGGCGGTATTCCAACAATATCGCCACCAGCACCGAAAGTTTCTAAAGAATCTGGAGCTATCAATACAACTCCTAAAGTTGCTGGTCGCCCAGAAGGAACAACTGGCATTCCGCTCGCTAAAGCTAGTGTATCTGTCAAAAGCATTCGCGGTATTGTCGCTAAGATTGAAGAGCTTCACGCATCTATCGAAAAAGATTTGAAGAACTCGCTGTCGCTAGAAACTCTATCTGACAATCAACAGGAAATGGTCAATAAGTTATGCGAAACTGTTGTAGTTTCTAGTCATTTAGAAAATTGGGACGAAATAGCATCTTCTTGTGTAAAAGACTTCGAAAACATCGCTTCTTTATCCACTCTACCAGAGATTTTAGAAGCAGCTGCGGATTTTGATCTAGACGATGATTATTCTGCGGCGCTATTATACCATTCAAAACAAAATAAATGAAAATCAATCCAGAAGACGTTAAAGTGCCACTTGAAAAAATAGTGGAAGTTAAAAACAGAGAAGTCCAAGTATCCATTGGTAAAATGACAGATACAAAAGCCGCAATGTATAAATCATTTATGAGCGCATGCGCATCAGACGATAAAGCTCTTGTTGATACTACAGATATGGACGATGAATCAACTATGAAAACTTGCGCGGTTCAATTTGATAAAATGAAAGCGATGCTTATGGAAGAAAGCGATTCTGGAGAATTGACACCAGCGCAAAAAAAACTTCCGCCAGCTCTTCAAAAAGCTATTCTTAAAAAGATGGGGCAAGGAGAAGATTAATTTTCAATATGAAATATTTATATCGTTCTGAATTTACAGCGCCAATCATTTCCTGCAAGTCGGGAGATGATTTTGCTGTATCGCAAGCTTCTTTGTCGAATTTAAAAGATTTTTTACCTAAAGACATTGACTTTTCTCAGAACATTGATCTGCTTGGCGTTGCATTTAATGCGGCGGTAGTTAATCAATTCAATAAAAACGACGATGGAATCGACGCTGCTCTTGCTGGCGAAATAACCAAAAACTTCATTCACAAACCAACTAATATTGAACATAAAAAAGACAATATCGTTGGTCATATTATCAGTGCGGGATTCAGCGAATACAATGACTCTAGTAAGATTTTGACCGCTGAAGAAGTCGTCGGAATGACTGATCCTTTTAATATCGCCTTGGGCGCAGTTGTTTATAAACAAGTTAACAAAGATTTCGCGAATCTTATCGAGCGCTCGGTAGATCCATCGGATACGCTATACAAATCAATTTCCGCAAGTTGGGAAGTTGGATTTAGCGAATATGATATATTGATTGGCAGCAAAAATTTGAAAGACGCTGAGCGAGTTGATCCAAAACACTTCGATCATATCAAATCGCTGCTAAAAGCTTATGGCGGAAACGGCGCAATGAAAGACGGGACCAGAGTGTATCGACTTCTTAAAGGAGAAATCTTCCCACTTGGTATCGGCTTCACAACCAAACCAGCCGCAGATGTAGAAGGTCTTTATTCCGAAAACGTAACGTCCAAAAACATAACTTTTAAAGACAAAAGGGATATAAAAGCGCATTTTGATATTAAAAATAACATTTTTTATAAAAAAAACGATGCTTTGATTTCACATTTGCATAATGATGATGTAAAAAACAAAAAAGAAACTAATATGGATATCGAACAAATTCTTGCAGAACTAAAAGGTCTTCTTATCGAGAAAAAATTCTCTGAAGAAGC